CTGTATCTGCTAACGGGATACGTATCCCTTCAGGAACAGCAAGTGCTAACGGGGCGGCATCCGCATCTGCTACTGGGATACGCATCCAGTCAGAAACAGGCAGCGCTAGTGGCGCAGCGTCTGTATCTGCTAGCGGGATACGTATCCAGTCAGAAACAGGCAGCGCTAACGGTGCGGCTTCTGTATCTGCTAACGGGACACGTATCCAGTCAGAAACAAGTAGCGTTAGTGGCGCAGCGTCTGTATCTGCTAGCGGGATACGCATCCAGTCCGAAACAGGTAGCGCTAGCGGTGCAGCGTCCGTCTCGGTAACAGGGACACTTGTTGCTAAAGGCGCGGCGAGTGTCAGCGGTGCAGCATCTGTATCTGCTACCGGGATACGTATCCAACAAGGAACGACCAGTGCCAGTGGTGCAGCATCCGTTTCTGTAGCGGGGACACTTGTTGCTAAAGGCGTAGCGAGTGCCAGCGGGGCAGCATCCGTTTCCGTAGCGGGGGCACTTGTTGCTAAAGGCGTAGCGAGTGCTAGTGGTGCAGCATCCGCATCCGCAGCATTTTCTGGTGTTCAGTCAGAAACAGGTAGCGCTAGCGGTGCAGCATCCGTTTCCGCAGTGGGATCACTTGTTGCTAAAGGCGCGGCGAGTGTCAGTGGCGCAGCTTCTGTATCTGCTACTGGGGTACGTATCCACTTAGGAACGGCCAGTGCCAATGGTGCAGCGTCCGTATCTGCTGCTGGTACACGCATCCAATCAGAAACAGCCAGCGTCAGTGGCGCAGCGTCTGTATCTGTTACTGGGACACGTATCCAGTCAGGAACAGCTAGCGTCAGTGGTGCAGGCTCTGTGTCTGCGGCGGGTGCGCTTATTGCTAAAGGGCAGGCAAGTGCTAGTGGTACAGCGTCTGCATCTGCAACATTTTCTGGTGTTCAATTTGGAACAGCCAGCGTCAGTGGTGCAGCATCCGTATCCGCAACAGGCACACGCATACGGTCGGAAACAGGCAGTGTTAGTGGTGCGGCTTCTGTATCCGGAGCCACAACTCTTACAGCCAAAGGGACAGCAAGTGTCAGTGGCGTAGGCTCTGTATCTAGCAGTCCAACTCTCACGGCGGCAGGGGCAGGGGGTGTTAGTGGTGCAACCTCTGTATCTGCTAACGGGACACGTATCCAGTCAGAAACGGGCAGCGTCAGTGGGGCGGCATCCGTTTCCGCAACTGAAGCACTCGTTGCTAAAGGGGCGGCAAGCGTCAGTGGCGCAGCGTCTGTATCCGCAACAGAAACACGTATACAATCAGGGACAGCTAGCGTTAGCGGCGCAGCTTCCGTATCCGCAACAGGCTCTCGTGTACGGTTAGGAACGAGCAGCGTTAACGGCGCAGCCTCTGTATCTGCGACAGGCTCTCGTGTACAGTTAGAAACGGGCAGCGTCAGTGGAGCGGCATCCGTCTCCGTGACAGGGGCACTTGTTGCAAGAGGGGCAGCTAGTGTCAGCGGTACAGGTTCTGTATCTGTAACTGGGACACTTGTTGCTAAAGGCGCAGTTAGTGTCACGGGTGCGGCTAGTGCTTCTGCAAGAGGCGGATTTCCTTTTGACGGAGCGGCTTCGATTACGGGAGCGGCATCCGTATCAGCAGCAGGAAACTTGTTTGCGAACGTATCCGCAACGAGTTCCGCCGCATCATCCGCCAGTTCTTCTGGTAACTTAATTGCAGATGGTACGTCAGGCGTAATAGGCACAGCCACTACTTCCGGCACGGCTGCATTTATAGGGAAAGGCACAGGGGATACATCTGGTGCAGCGACAGTCGTTGCAGTCGGGTTCCTTTCTTTCCGCTTCGATCCGGCTCTGTACAATCGGGATCGTGTCGCATATGTCGATGCAGAATCTGATCGCACTATACATATTTTACAAGACGATCAGCGCGTTGCATTTGTTCGCAGAGAAACGTCCCGCATAATATCTATACCGCAACCCGAAAAAAGAGTAGCACACGAATCTGCAGTAAATAATCAAAATCGTATTACGTTTATCGGTCAAGACTCTGTACGAGAAATAGCAGTAAGAGAACCATCAGACCGTATCGTTTATGTTTTACAGGACAACCAGCGCACAGTATTTGTTCGTAAAGAATCTATACGAGAAGTATCCGTTAGTGGACCAAAAGCACGGGTAATACTAGTAGCGCAGCCCGAAAAAAGATTAGCAAAGGTAGCATAACATGTCATTACGTTGGCCTGACAAAGACCCGGACGAACAGCTAGACTACACTGTAGACTGGTCTCGATATCTCGATCTCGACAGTGTAACCATAGCTTCTGTTGCGTGGCGCTTTATACAAGCAGACGGCACGGAATCGAGTAACTTATCTGCTTCAAGTACGTTTAACGGCATCACTGTAAACAGTATTTCGAACACGACCACGACCGCAACTATTGTGCTGTCCGGTGGCACTGCGAACATAGACAACAAACTTGTCTGTGAAATTACAACGAGTTCGTCAGCTAAAACAAGTGCTGCTATCGTTACGAAACGAGTGATCAACTTGCGAGTGAGGGAGCGTAACTGATGCCATACAATTATCTCGATATCGTCAACGAGGTCGGCAGACGCTTAAACGAAGTAGAGCTAACCACTACCAATTTTGCTACCGCAAAAGGCTTTCACGGTACAATAAAAGATGCGGTGAATTCTTCTATCCACGACATCAATCAGTACTATCTCTACTGGCCCTACAATCACAACTCGGATGAAATTACGTTGGTTGCTGGAGAAACTCGTTACTCATTTGCGGACGAAGCTAAATATGTAGACTTCGATACATTCCGAGTAAAGCGTGACACAAATCTTGACTTAGGTAGGGCACGTAAATTACGTAAAATTACATATGTAGAATACATTGACCGTTACATAGATCAAGAAGATGAGACAGACGTTACAAAGGGCGGTGTGCCCGAGTTCGTATTCCGGTCACAAGACGGCTACTTCGGCATCATACCTATGCCTGACAAAGCGTACACAGTCGAATACGAGTACTTTTTACATCCTGTAAACCTGTCTTTGCACGACGACGTGCCTATGATACCAGAACCGTACAAACATGTGATCGTAGACGGTGCTATGTACTACTGCTACATGTTCCGTGACAACATGGAGATGGCTTCAATATCGAAAAACAAATTCGACGAAGGCATGAAGAACATGCGTAAAATACTTGTAAATGAAAACTATTATGTAAGGGCAACCTAATATGCCTGATCGTTGGCAAACATACCCCATCGAGTTTCGCGGGGGTCTTATCAGCAACCTTAGTCCCTTGCAGCACGGCAGTGCCGCCCCGGGTTCTGCGCGTAATCTCACCAACTTCGAGCCGTCTACAGAGGGTGGCTATCGACGTATCGAAGGATTTACTAAATTTAATTCGAATGTTGTTACCGGACAGAATAACGTGCTGGGGATAACATTATTTCGAGACAGGGTCATAGCAGCGCGAGATCAATCTGGTGGTGATCCCAAACTTTTTGCAGGGGCGTCCGGATCGGGAGCGTGGGTAGACCTGTCAACATCTTTGACTGCCGGAGCGAATTCTTCTCGCGTGCGTTTCTGTAAGTACAACTTTGATGGTAACGACAAACTTTTCATTGTTGATGGCATAGGCTATCCTTTAATACTTGCAGGCATAACTGCCTCTGATTTGTCACAACTTTCCGGGCCGACAGACTTACAGGGTGCCAGCCACGCAGTAGAATTTAAGGAACATATCTTTGCTGCAAAGGGCGAGAACCTTATCTTTTCTGCGCCGTTTGAAGATGATGACTTTACAGCAGCTTCCGGCGGTGGTATAATCAACGTAGGCAGCACTATAACTGATTTAATAGTTTTCCGTGAACAACTTATCGTCTTCTCCGAAGACCGCATATCGCGCATCGTCGGTAATAGTGTTGCAGACTTTCAGATGCAGCCAATTACGGACAACATAGGTTGCGTTGTAAACGACACGGCACAAGAAATATCAGGCGATGTTATTTTCTTAGGTCCGGACGGTTTGCGTACAGTTGCAGGAACAGAGCGCAACGAAGATTTTAATCTGGCGTCAGTAACTAAACCAATACAAAAAGAAATCGTTGCTTTGACAACTGGTAACACCTCTTTTTCATCTGTAACAATTAGAGAAAAGTCCCAGTATCGTATCTTCGGGTTTGCATCGACGACAACAGCGGCAGCATCGAAAGGTATCATAGGCACTCAGATACAGGGCGAACAGGGCACGGGACTAAACTGGGCCGAGACAACCGGGATAAAGGCATACGTTGCAGACTCCACATACACAGGTAAAACAGAGACTGTAATTTTTGCAAATGATGACGGGTATGTATATCAAATGGAGTCGGGCAACAGCTTTGATGGGACGGACATCACCGCTAGTTTCTCAACTCCTTACTTTCCTATCACAGACCCGCGAACACGCAAGAGCGTATATCGTGCTACGATTTACACTGATCCGCAGGGCACAGTCAACCTCGACTTCAACATGAAGTATGATCTTAGTGAAACAGGGATTATCGAACCAGCAACAATTACTTTAGACAATACATCTAGTGCTGCAGGTATTTCTACTTACGGCGATCCTGCAGCGAGATATGGAACATCTTTTTACAGCGGAGAATCTCTCCAGTCTATATTTGACACACAAACACAAGGTTCCGGATTCACTGTGTCCCTGCAGTTCGAGTCGAGCGGCACAGGCCCACCGTTCTCTCTCGACGCTGCAGTGATAGAGTACGGACAGTACGGAAGAAGGTAACTAACGATGGCAGGCTATACTCGCGCCGATGATACGAATCAGATTGCAGACGGCAACGTAATCAACGCTGCGCCTCTCGACGGTGAATTTAACGCCCTCGAAGCAGCATTCAACGTGTCGTCTGGACATACGCACGACGGCTCTACAGCAGGAGATGGTGGACCCATAAGCAAACTTGGCCCGTCTCAACAACTTGAACAGACCGCAAGTACCCTTACAACCACCACCGACATCACTGTTGCAACAGATAAATTTATTCAGTTCCGAGACAGCGGCCTAAAGATTTTATCTAGTGCAGACGGTAAGCTAGACATCGACGCAGACACAGAGTTAGAAATGGTTGCGCCGACTGTTGACATCGACGCATCCACAGCAGTGACCATAGATACCGCTACGCTAACTGTAACGGGTGCCACCAATATAACTGGTGCCGCCAACATAGTTGGCGACCTTGACGTTGACAGTATTAACATTAACGGCACAACTATTGGTCATACAGACGACACAGACCTGATGACCCTCGCATCAGGCGTTCTGACTGTCGCTGGCGAAGTGTCGATGACAACCCTCGATATTGGTGGCACGAACGTAACTGCCACTGCCGCAGAACTTAACTTGATGGACGGCGGTACGTCTGCCGGTACGACAGCCGTGGCAGGTGGAGACGGTATCGTAACTAACGATAGCGGCACGATGCGGCAGACTACAGTCGATACTTTTGACACCTATCTCTCTGCAACAACAAAAGATTTGACGAACAAGACAATCGATGCTGACAACAATACAGTGTCGAATCTAGAAGTGGACAACCTCAAGGCAGGCGTCCTTGACACGGACCTGTCAAGTGTGGAAAGCACAGACACTACCCTTGCATCAGCTAAAGCTATCAAGGCGTATGTGGACAGCCAAGTAACGGCACAGGATTTGGATTTTCAGGGTGACAGTGGTGGCGCACTTAGCATTGATCTCGACAGCGAAACTCTTGACATTGCTGGTGGCACCGGCATCGACACCTCTGGCTCTGGTAACACTCTAACTGTTGCAATTGACAGCACGGTTGCTACTCTCACTGGGTCACAAACATTAGAAAACAAGAATCTGACCACTCCAAATCTGACTGCTCCTGTGCTTAGTGCTGGCGGTACGACTACTGCAGGTTCTATTCTGTTTAAGGAAGGCACAGACAACGGCACTAACGCCGTCACGCTGGCTGGTCCTGCGTCAACTGCAGATGTCACTGTCACTCTCCCTGCTGCTGCAACGACACTTGCAGGATTGGCAGTTGCTCAAGAGTACACAGCGTCACAGAACTTCGATGAACAGACTCTGACTGACGGTTCTACTATAGATTTGAACTTGCAAACACAACAGGTTTCTAAGGTTACACTGGGCGGTAACAGGACATTTAACGCGCCCAGCAATCACGCTGCTGGTCTAGTTTGTGTACTGACAATCATACAAGACGGCACCGGATCACGTACTGCAACATTTAACTCCGCATACAAATTTGCAAACGGCACTGCACCTACCCTAACAACCACAGCAAGCGCAAGAGACATTCTTGTGTTTATGAGCGACGGCACAAATCTTCGCGAGATTGGGCGCAGTCTAAATGTCAGTTAAGATGCAACTAGAGCAAACGATGGAACCTGCACTTAAAACCCAGATGCAACTCGAAGCACATGAGAAAGAATGCGCCATGTTTCGAGAATTAGTTCACGGGAAGCTCGACAGCTTAGACAAACGTATGTGGCGCTTAGAAGCGATGATCATGGGAAGCACGATCCTAGTCGTGGCTATGGTTGTCTCCGTATTCATGGGATTTAGATAAGATGGCAGAACTTGAAGGTAAAACGGGCAAACAGCTAGAGGCAGAACTCGTACAGCAACAGGCACGTAAGGCTGAAGCTACCGCACTTCCTGAAGCCCAACAAATTACCCCTACTGACATAGTGCCTCAAGAGGGCGAGTTAGTTCCAGAAGACGCGGGGCGGGTGGAAAATCGTGATCCTGCTGCCTTGGCTGCGGCGATTGACGTACAAAAGTTTGATCAACAGGCACCAGAGAAACCTCAAGCACCTCAAATACAAGCAGAACAGGTAGGTGTAGTTCCTGACGCAGAAGCAGCAGAAGGAGAACTTTCATCCGGCTCTATTATGAAAGCCGCACAGGCCACTCTCTCTCCTGAAAGTTTGGCATCTGCTGCCACCGCTGAATTAGACCCTCG